GGTGGTGTGCTTTGGTCAAGCCCTGAGTTTATAGCGGGCGATGTTTACACCCGAGATGGTGGCGATAAGATCGGCAATGCACAATTATTAGCAATAACTTTAACCCCACGCCCTGCACAATCTAACAATAAGATTAGTAGGGTAACACTTTCAGAGGAGCTAGCTGAGATGGATAACATTGAAGAGCTATCTAATGAGGCCTTGCGTGATATGGTGCGTGAGCTTCAAGACGTGATTAAAAACATGAAAGCAGATTCTGAGGCTAAGCTTACAGAAGAAAAGCCAGAGGATGAAGCTGAAAAAATGGCTGAGTCTAAAGATGATGATGCTGAAAAAATGGCAGAATCTAAAAAAGATGAAGAGGATGAAGCTAAGAAAATGGCTGAGTCTAAAGATGAAAAGAAGAGCTATAATATGAGCGAAAATTATAATGTTATGCTTTCAGAGGTTACTGCACTTCGTGAGCAAGTAAGTAAGCTTACTGCTGATAAAGAAGCTGTAGAGATGAGAGAAGCAGTAAGCACTCTACTACGTGAAGGGCGCATTACTCCAAATGAGCAGAGCACTGCTAATGATGCTTGGAAAGTTAAAGGCACACACCCTGCTTTTTGGCAGATGTTTAGTGAGCGCCCTGCAAATAGCTCTGTGCCTTTTAATCAAGTAGGCCATGGCGCAAGTGGTGAAGAGATTAGTATTAAAACTCTTAATGCTAAGATTGAGGAACTACAGACTGAAAAGGGCATCACTTACTCAGAAGCATTAAATCAATTTAGAACAAATAACGCTGATTACTATAATCAAGCTTATGGAGTTAAATAATGAATAATCAAACAATTCAAACTTTTGTTGCAGGTGGTGCCATCACTGAGTTTGCTTTAGTATCACTTGATACTGCAGGTAAAGTACAGATCACACAAGTTGGAACTGATAAGACTTGCGTTGGTATTGCTCAGAGAGCAGCCGCAGCAGGTGAAGCTGTAGACGTAGTTACAGCAGGATTAAGTAGAGCTATTGCAGGTGGCAATATCACAGCTTCAACAGACCCTAGATTAAAAGCAGTAACAGGCACTACAGGTAAAGTAGAGACTGTTGCAAGCGGTGACTTTGCAGTCTGTCGCATGATTCCTAACATTAACCAAACTACAGCAGCAGACAATGATCAAATCTTGGTTATGTTTGTAGGCCCTGTAGTAGTAGAAGCTTAAGGAGCTTAAAAAATGGCATCATCATATTCAAATTTACATCCTGTAGACCAAATCCTCACAGGTCTTGTAGCTGAGGTTATCCCTAGTGATGCTCAGCTTATTGCAGATAAAGCACTTGAAACTATCAGTATCTCTGAGCGCAGTGGTACACTTCTAGTAGAAGAGACTAGAAACTTTATGGGTGCAGGCGCAGGCCTTGACCTCGAGCGAGCGCCTGGCGCATCTCGTGCAATGATTGGCTCTTTTGATCGTACTAGCCAAACCTTTAAAGCTAAGATTCACTCTGCTAGTGATGCAATCGCTATGGAGGATATTTTTGATTCTCAATACCCTGGCTCTGAAGAGGCACGCATTGCACGCAAAGTTAGTCGAGTGCTTAAGCTTGATCGTGAGAAGCGTCTAGCAGATGTGCTTTTCAATACAGCCAACTTTAATAACTCTGCAGCATCTAGCACATTTAATGCAGCAGGTGCAGAGCCTCTAAGTGAGTTGTTTGATCTTAAAGATACAATCTTCTCAGCAGCACATGGCATTAACCCAGATACTCTTATTCTAGGTCGCCAATGCTTTAGAGCCCTTGCTAAAAATCCTGAGGTTCGTGGTTATCTACAAGTAGGCGCTACACCTAATGGCGTTGCAAGTGGTAACAAGATCTTAAATGATGAGGCTGTATTGACCTGCTTGCGTGATGTTTTAGGTATTCCTAACATCTATGTAGGGCAAGCTCTTAGAGAGACTGCAGTGCCTGGCGCTACTAGCTCAGAATCTGCTATCTGGGATGGCACAAAGATATTTATGGGCATCTTACGTGGCTCTGATGCAGTAGTGCAAAAATCAGGCAACGTTAAGGGTATGCCTGTAGCTGCTCTTAATCTTCAATTCTCTAACATGGTGGCAGGTCAATATGACTCTTTAGACAAAACCCGCCGTTATGTATGGGGTGAGGAAATTAACACTTTCCACAAAGTCGATAGCACTTTGGGCCATGTTCTTACAGGCTGTCACTCTTAAGGTTTTGATCTGTGCTCTATTGCTCATGTGGACAGCCTACTATTACCCTGATGAGTGAGGATGCTGATAAGCGTGCTATAGATGATTTATCTAAGCAAGCTCAAGAGGCATCATCTGCCACTATGGCTACACTCATTAGAGCAAGGCGTGATCAAATTAGAGCAGAGATAACAGCAGAGCAAGAAATAGAGAAAGCCTTAAAAAAGTCTATGGCCTCTCTACTCGACACTATAGAGCAGGCTGTGCAGGCCACAGGCCCTGCCTCTATTATTAATGCCTCAGATGATGAGCTCTTAGACTTGCTTATAGCAGGTGGCTTAGGTGAGGCTATAGATGATTTAACTACTCAACAGAGTAAAATACAAACATCAGTTAATAAGGTGCTAACAGCTATTGAACCTAATTTAGATTTAAGTAGCTTGGCACTCTCAGTAGATGAGCTGAGTGCCCAGAATATAAACGATATATTTGAGGGCGTAATAGTGCCATCTATTAAACAAAACATAAGAGATAGTTTAAGAGACTTAGAAGTTAATGTGCCTCTTAATACTGTTATGAGTAATCTTCAATTACAAATGAACAGATCGCAGGGCAGACAGCTCACAGTGATTAAAACTAAGATTAGTCAATATGGGCGGGGGCTCACTGCCATGGCATCTGCAGTAGCTGAGCTTGATCATTATTTATATACAGGGCCTAGAGATGGTATTACTAGAGACTTTTGCAGGGCTTTAGTTAATCTAGTAGTAGATGAAAAGCAGATGACTAAGCTAAATAATGGGCAAGGCTTAGCAGTCAAAACATCAGGCGGGGGGTATAACTGTAGACATAGTTGGAGCCCTGTAACAGAATCATTTATGCAAGCCGCTAATTTAACTAAAGCAAAATCATCAGATATATCTAAAGCTAATAAGGGGGGTAAACAATGATTAAAGTAGCTCGAGGCTCTGACTACATGTTCAAGTGGACAGCGCCACAGCCTGTAACAGGCACAGTAACATTTAATTTATTCAATGGCCCCTCTGGCAATGTAACTGCAAGCATGACTCAAGGGCGTGCAGATGTTACTATTAATGCTATTGCTAATGATAGACGTACACTGACTTTAAGTGCATCAGCATCATCATTATTAGCTGATCAGCAGAGAGCATTTATTATTACTAATGGTGATACTTATTTCAGCGTAACACTATCTAGAATAGTAGGCACTACAGCTATATTAGCAGAGTCATTGCCTCGAGAGATTGACTTAAGCACTAATGCTACTCTACATGTGCCTATGTATTATCATAACATCACAAGTGCTAATCTTAGCAGTAAAGATGGCTACTACAGTTACTCAGTAGTTTATACAGCAGATCTAGGCTCTCAGAATCAAGAGCTAACTGAAAAGGGTATGATCAAAGTAGCTCTAAGGCCCTTTGATACTGGGCTTGATCATGCTTCATTACTTCGAACTTTTGCACAGCTTGCAGGCATGATACCTAGAAGACAATCTGACTTTACACCTCAGATTAACTCTGCACTTGATGAGTTATCTATGAATGTTAGATCACATCTCTCTGCAGACAATTTAACAGAAGATGAAGTCTTCAATGCTGAGAGCTTTAAGCTTGCCCATGCTTACTGTACTGCTGCTATGATTTATGAGCAAAATGCACAGCTTGATTTAGCTGAGGCATTTAGAGCTAGATGTGCTGACTTAATGGCCTCAGCATTAGATAGTGTAGCATTAGATATAGATGGTGATGGTGTTATAGATGATGGTGAAGAGAATCTAAGTAAATCAGGTGGCTCAGCTACTGACTTTAGAGCCTCTTGGAGTAACTACACTAAAAAAGATAATGATCTAACATTCACACCTGCCAGAGGTATGAGACATTAATCATGCCTACTAAGATCAATATAAAAGTACCTCGCACTTTATGGACTGCACAAGATAGCATGAGGCTAGCCAGTAACACACTAGCGACTATCAAGCTAAGAACATCAGAGGGCATAGATGCTAATGGTGTTCAGTTTGATGATTACTCTCAAAAGCCCATCTATGTAGCTAAAAAAGGTGCAAGGCTATCACCTAAAGGTGGTAGGCCATCTAGAACAGGTCAGAGTGTCTATTATGCAGGTGGCTATGAGCAATATAAAGAAGACAGTAGAGGCAGAGGGCGCAAGGGTAATAATGACTCAGCTCAAGTAGATCTAGTGCTAAGTGGTCAACTCATGAATAATCTAGTTATTAAGGAGGCCACAGCCACAGGCTTTACTATTGGGCTTACTAAACATGTGCAGAGCTACGGCTATCATGTTAATGAGAAGAGAGAGTTTTTAGGCCTCACTGAAAAAGATGTAGATATATTAAGTGAGGCTATAGGTATTGAGGTTAGAAAAAAGTTAGGAGTAGCTAAATGACTCAAGGCATATTCTCAGCCCTCGATTATATAGAGAACTTTATAGAGGGCATTACTCCTAAATCTGATGTGCATCATGGCTTTGTGGCTGTTAATAGAGGTGATGGGCTCACAGCCTCATTAGAAAATAGACCACACTCAAATAGATATTTTGAGTTAGAGCTTGATGGGCTAGCTCAGGATGATGGCCAGGCAGGCATAAGCGGGCGCAAGCGAAGCAGAATAAATCTTAGAGTTAGATATGACCTGCCCACTGATAAGGGCTACTTAATGAGGCTGATTAATGAAGATACAGCTTTTTTAATTGATACCCTCAAGGGCCCTAATTATGACACTATTAATACAGGTATTGTTTCTATAATACCCCTAACCCCATTGCTAGAGCCTGTGCTAGATACACAGGGTGATGCATTAGCTTTTATGCTATCTCTAGCTTTTGATTTATTATATTTGGAGGCATAACCATGGCATCTACAGTAAGAAGCTTAAGCGTAGCCCTTGAGGGCTCAAGTGATTTTGGTTCATTGGGCACTGATGGTATACCCAATGCATCATCACTAAACTTTATCTCAGTTCCCTGTGAACGTGACCCAATCGTTATCAGTGGTGAGCCTGTAATCAGTGAGCGCAATGATGCTAAAGATGGGCCGTACTTTGTGCCCTCTGAGACTGACACTGTATTTAATAGCGCTGGCAATCGAGTGCATAGGCGTACAGGTCAAGTAGTAGTGAGAGTTGATCTTACTACTATTGGCAGTGCACCTGCAGACTACTCAGCAAACTACTTAGGCCATTTATTAGGGGCGGGCTTTCTAACTCAAGTACCCTCTGCTAATGCTAAGGGTGATGCAGTAAGCTCTGTTACAGATGTAAATACATTTACCCCATCAGCAGCATTTAATGAAGCTGATATAGGTGTTCTACTTAGTACCACTATTGCAGGGCGTGCAGAATACAGTGCTATCACAGATCATGACTTTGGTGGTAATACTGATGTGATTAAGATGAGCCCTGCTTTGAGCTCTACTTCATTCACTACAGTAAGAGGCCTGCAAACTTGGTATGTACCAAGCCGAACAGCTACAGGCACCTTTGCTAGATCAGTAGCATTTAGAATAGATGGCGTAAACTTTAGAAGCTTTGCTTTTGGCTGTGTACTTGAGAGCCTCTCTATCACTCTCGATAATGGGCGCTTGATGGGTGAGTTTACTTATCAATCTGCTTATATTGTGGATGATCATGCTAATGCAGTAGGCCCTATCGAGCCTGTATATAATGGAGGTCAAGCCCCATTCTTCAGGGGTGCTTATGCTGTTATTAGTAATGGCTCACCTGCTAGCCTCACTAATGGCACAGCCCCAGAGGCTCAAGGGCGTATTGCTCTAGATGCTGAGGACTTCTCTCTTACTGTAACTAATACACTAACCACATTAGGACATAGCAATAGTATTTTAGCTATGAGTGGTATGGAAATTTCAGATGTAAATGTAGAGCTTACTTTAAATCTAAGCACTGTTAATACTGCTATTGTAAATGATCGTTTAAATAGAGTAGTTCGGCAGGTGCTTATAGGCACAGGCCCTGTAGGCAATGGCCTAGGCTGTGCTATTATGTTGCCTGCGGGCATGCTAACTGTAGAGCCTGGAAAATATGAGGTGAGTGGAAATGATATAGTTAGACAGACTCTGACTTATCAGCAGTCACGCTATGCAGGTGATTACTCAGGCGAGAGCACAGGTATTTATGAGAGTAATGCAGGGTGTTCACCATTTAGACTAGGATTAGGTGTATAAGATGGCTTTAAGATTTCTTACTAATGCACATCATACTATAGATGTAGTAGTTACCTGTGATGATGCAGTTACATGCACAGAAGAGCAAAGGGCTTTATATCTAAGTGATGCTAATCAAGAGCATTTAACAGTAGGGAATCAAGCCACTATCTTTACACTCAAAGCACTCAGCCCATCAGACAGAGAAGATGCAGAGCAAAGGGCAGGGGCTTTCTCACGTTCTGAGCTTGGCAGACTGCTCTGGGTAGAGGCACCATCAGAAAGACTCGAGCGGGCTAAGTGGCATCATGCTCTCAGTGTAGATGAGCGTGAGGCTATGGCTGATTATCAAGCATATATCAGTAGAGTATATATCGAGATGGTAAGAGCATCTCTTACTCATATAGATGGTGAGCCTGCATCTATTGAGCAGGTGCAATTAATTAGGCCTGATGATGCTAGGTCATCTACTATTAGTGAGCTTGTTATCCATATTCAAAGGATAAGTCTGCTAGGTGATGAGGGAAAATAGCACTTGCCTCTGCAATATGGCTAAATCATAGCAGGGGCAGGGCATGGGATTGCTCGCAATGTAAAGCAAGTACAGGCTTAAGGTCTAAGCGTGGTAATTGCGGTGGCCCATTTAAACAAGGTCTACCTCAATCTCAATCTGATGATGGTGGTTTATATGTTATGGGCTATCGAGTAGCGCCAGATTGTGGAGAGGACTATGCAGACCTTAAAATAAGGTCTTGCCCTGTAGCCTCATCTAATCAACTTGCCTCAGTCATTCAAGCTTATCAGCGTAATAAAAGTGGGCTGTTATCTTTAAGAGAGAGTTACCCTAACCCAACATGTGCAGTTATTGAAGCTTTAGAGGTATTGCACTATAATGCAAATGATGCAGAGCACAGAGCCCATGAGCGGGCGATGAGAGAGGCTAAACAGAATGGCTAATCAAGTAGAGATAGATGTAGTTCTAACAGGTGCTGAGGAAGCAAGCAGGGGCCTTAGTGGTATTGGTGAGACTGCAGGTAAGATGGCAGATAGATTTGTTGATGAAAACAGCAAACTGGGTGAGGGGCTTACAGAGATTACAGGTGGTGTAGAAGAACTAGTAGGCTCTGTTAAAGAGTTTGGGCAAGTAGCTCAGACAGTGGGTAAGGGTAATAAGATGAGCTTCTTAGCCTTAGTGCCTGCAGTAGGTGCTGTGGCAGGGGCGCTGTATGGGCTTTATGAAGTATATCTTAATATAAGTGGTGCAGCTGAAGAGGCAGAGAAGCAAACTGAGGCTATGGCAGCCGCAGCAGGTGACTTAGAAAGCAAGCTT